GGGGCATCCATTATGGGCTCTATAATGTCCTTAAAAAGGACAAAAGTATAGTAATAAAAAATGGTATAAAAAAAGTATAAAATAAAATATTTCCTAGTAGTAGATACAGATGGAGACAAAGAACTGCGCGAAGTGTGGTAAAAGTATGTCCAAAACAAACAAATACATGATGTGTTATGAATGCCATAATGGTGACAAGGAATCCTACAATAATATTAGGAAGTACACGAGATGTGCGACCGGTATTAATATGCCAACTTATAAAGACAAAGGACTAAACACATATCTCATGACCAGATGCCTTTGTGGTAACATGTACAATTACTTATTAGCGAATGCTTGTGGCGAATGTACGGACAATCACCTTACAAAAAAAATACGTGTCAAGAAATATATTGACGATATAATACATGCCGAAGAGGCTGCCATATTTAATTAGGCCATGTATATTCATTAAATTAATTTCTAATGTAATGAATATAATCACAATGTCGATAGGAGACCTAGGTAGTGTAACTGATGTTAGAATCAATAATCTTCTTTTAGGTAATGGAACTACTAAACTAAACCAATACACAGAATTTACTACTAATCCTTTGGCAACTGGGACTTTTACTCCTGGTATTCCGACTACTTTACATGTAGTAAGAATTGGGGATATAGTCACGGTATCTGTCCAAATATTAGAGTCGACATCACAGTCAAATAGTCCGATAATAATAGCGTCTGGATTGCCAGCTCCAAAATTCCTTTTCAATAACCAGATATGGGTAACTTCCAATAACATAAAAACGGCGGGAAATTGCGTAATTTCCGGAACAGGGGATATTGTCATATTTAATGGGTTTGGCGGAACATTTAGTCAATCAGTTACTAATGGCTTCCCAGGTTTTACTTTTTCTTATGTGGCACTTTAAATATCAATATAATTATTATCTATGTATAATTATATAGATATGTCAGTTGGAGACCTCAATTCAAAGTCGACCATTAGAGTGAAAGAAATTTTCTTTGGTGCAGAGGGAACATCTCTCAATAGCAATATTATCGTAGGATTCGGTAGTACTATTTCTGGAGCATTTTCTGGCCTTCCTTCAGTGACTGGGTTACTACGAGTAATTGGAAAAACAGTAACACTTAGTTTTGCAGATTTTATAGCCACAACAGTTCCTGCTGGTGGAGTTATCAATTTTACTACAAAAGTTTCCCCACCACCTTTTTCTCCGATGACATTTCCAATATGGGTCGTAGATTCAGGATCTTCTGTATTAGGGTCTTGTCAAATAGCCGGAGATGGGACAATAACGGTGAGCAGAAGCCTCGGTAGTCCTTTCACTGGTTCACAGCTCTGTGGATTTCAATCGTATTCTGTCACTTATGCGTCATTTTAATCTAAATGTTTAAATTAAAATGATTATTGCATTAGTCTTCGTCTTAGTCTGTCTCTACCCATAGCAGCTCCGCCAACTAAAACTCCGCCTTCGCCTTCACCTTCTCCATAACCTAGATTTCGGATTGATTTAGATATTGCTGGCCCGACAACAGGAATAACATTTGCCAAATTAGATGCGAGTTTGGAACCCCTCAAGAATGGTCCCACTTTATTGACAAAGAAGTCTTTAATATTTGAGAAGAAGTCTCCTCCTCCATTAACTTTCTGTACATCATTGTAGCTAACGTAGCCATTATTACCGGCTTCAAGAATATCACTAGATGACAGAACGCCAATTTGGACCAAAGCGGCACCGCTATTTGGAATGGTGAATGTACCCTCATATACAGGAACTATGTAAAGAGTAGCATTTAATGTACGGCCGGAGATATTTGCCGCGGAAACAGAAATCTGTAATTGGAATTGACCGTTTTTACCTGGGGCATCAATAGGACTTTGATTTGCAATATCTGTTCCAAACTCGAAACAACATACTGAACCAGGTCCATAAATTTGAGTTCCAAAAGATGATGTTCCGGTATAAATTGGCAGCCCAGACCATTCAGCCCAGCTCATAGTACAGTGGTTTTTAACAGCAGTCAAATATAATTGTTCCTGACTAGCAGTACTGTAAATTCCACTTCTATTGTTAAATTGGATATTCACGTTATTGATTGCCATATATGTGTCAGTTTTGGATGGGCTAGAATATAAATCACTGTTCCTTTCCCTCATGTAAACATAAAGTCTTCGTGGAATTGATTTCAATTGAATGTTGTTAGATTGGTAGGTTATAAAAGTATTTGGTGCCGAAGCAATGCCAGTAAAGTCGGTGGGAAATCTTTCAATGTTGAAGTATGGATATGTAATAGATGTGCTGGGACCAAGGAGAGATGTTTCTGGAGGAGTAAGCCATGTAAGTAACAGTGTTGGCGAGCTATTGAACCCAATAGTTGTTGGTCCACCAATCTGGCCTCCAAAAGCAAAGGAAGAAGAAGTGATTACAGAACCTGAACTTTCGTCATGACTCCAGAATCTATTAGCAGATTGGGTTAACCAATTGAATGTCCAGTCAAGAGTAGTGACGTTGTACAAACCTCCGCTTTGATACCTTCCAAAGATAAATGGAGTTAACATGAAAATGGGCTCAGTAAATCTGCAGTCGACCACAGATGTTAATGTAGCTGGAGCTCCACCTCCGTTAGTTGGATTTGAAACTATTACAAAATTTGCAGATCCTCTTGGGAGTATGTTTTGTTCGAAAGAATCGCCATAGTTGTTTAGAGGACTTCTGACGAATCCTGCTAGGTCCGCGTAAGATTGTGACTGGTCAAGAGCAGTAGGTGTAGTAGAATAGTCCAACGATTTCGTTTTAATATCACTGTTATATCTCATCAGAGCATGAATGACATCTGCCATATCCACACTTATTTTGGTTCCGTTTATCTGTATTCCAACAGTATCAAGGGCACTGGAAATTGGAAAAGCCCTAGGAGCATCTTTATTGATATTCAACAGAGTTCCTCCAGCAGGAACAGTACCAGTAAAAGTCAATCTTACACACAAAGTGAGATACACTTTTCTGTCAACAATAGTGTGACTAGAAGGAGGTAATGTAGTAAAACTGATACTATTTTGAGAAACATTTGTGGTTGTGTATATTTTTGGCGTTACGTCGGATGCTCCCTTCAAAGCTACATAGTCACGCTTATTATCGACTATGATTCTCGGGTCTCTGCACTCAACAACGTTAACTTTCTGGAACGATAGTGACATAATATATATATTAACAAAGATAAAAAATATATATTACGATCTATACCTTATTGTTATACAAAGACTTTTTGAAAAACCCTAATTTTATAGTAGCTGACTGATCTTGTGGTAAAGTCAAAGGATAAATATTACCAAATGAGTCGGACCAGAATATCCTGATATCAATGGATGTTATGGGATTATTTCCGCTCATGGAAACTAAACGGTATTGCCCGCTGGGATTATATGTTGCTACTGTTCTAGAACTTCCTGGTGTAGTTGAATCCAGGGCGTAATCCGTTATTATCGGAAATGATGTGTAAACACCTTCACCAGCACTGCTCTGTGTAACTTCGTTTGTAACTGGTAGAGTAGTAGATGTGAAAAATAGTTTTCTTAGCGTGCTCCAGAAAAATAAAGTACTGTATTCTTGGTAGAATTTGTATTGTGAGGTGGCTGCGAAAGGTACTGGGTACGCATTTTCGGCATTCTGGAAAAACTGAAAAACATAGTTCTTTCCATATGGTTGGTTGAAACCATTAAAAAGTGTTGGAAAACCATCCATATAGTTTAAAGAAGAATTATTCATAAACATTGTCACAACTGGAGTTGTTAAACTAACCATAACGGCTGGTACTACAGCGGCGATTAATTGGAGTGATGAGTCGTAAGTAAAGAAAGGTGGAGTTAATGTTGGAAACGCGATATTCAAACCGGCATCTGCCCATAAAAGTATCAATGTTCTATTGATGGAGTCTAATATTTGTTGGTACGAATATATGTAATAATATTCAGTTATTACCTGCTTCGGTTGATTTTGCACGGGCGGACTTAATCCAGGATTGACGTTAATATATTCTACATATCTGGAATAATTATTACCAGCGTAAGAAAATCCAAATACCAGAGTTGTAAGATTTGGATTACCCGGACTTCCAGGATTAATATAAGTGTTTGGAATTATTGGTATAATTGTAATAGGTATTGAAGCTAAAGGAACCACGAATCTGACGATAGAACAGTAATACTCATCTGGATTATTAATAATCGGAGCTGTCTTAGACGCCTTAAAATAAGCTGGTATAACTGCTTCACCAGTCGGAGGAATTGCTGGATTTGGTATTCCTGGACCTGTAGTATTGTAGTTCGCAGTGTTACCAGGAATCGTGATATTTAAATAAATATTATCTTGTGAGTCCGACATTATAACATTAGTTTAGATTATTTTTATTTGTCAATTTAACAGCTAACTGATGATATTGGGAATGTACGTGTTTATGCTTGTTCCATCCAGTGTATCGTTTACCACATATTTCACAGGTTACCTTCTCGTTTGGTTTCCTTTTAGTGCTCGAAACTGGTATCAAATAGGATGGCTTTCTTTTAATCAAAATAAAGTCTCCAGTGTCCATTCTATATATCTATAGTACAAAAAGTACTAAAAAACGCATGTCATTTCGCAGTAAAAAAAATACTTGTTATATAATATGTTGAGTCTAGAACAAGGAAAACCCATTGCCATTTCGGGAAGAAAATTAGTGTATCTTGATTCGACCGAAGATGGTTCAGAATCAGAAGAACCATTGGGCGAAATTATTTCGAAGAACAAGATGGTGCCATTATTGGATACACAGGATAGAAATGTTACATACATTGCTGGACCGTCTGGCTCTGGGAAAACCTATTTTGCAGTAATGTTGATAAAAAGATTCCTAAAAGCTACAAGAATGCCATTTTATCTATTTAGTAGGACTGACTATAAAAACGACCCGGCATTTGAAGGAATGGATGTAAACCAAATAATGATAGATGAGTCTCTTGTCGAAGATCCTATGGACATAGAAACAGAGCTTTCCGGAGGATGCTTGGTATTTTTTGATGACTGTGGCACCATCCAGAATGATAAAGTTAAAAAAGCTGTAGATAAAATAATGGCCGATATAATGGAGGTAGGACGCAAAATGAGAATATGGGTAGTAATAACAAACCATCTTGTAGTGCCAAATGATAAGAAAATGGCTAGAACTATTCTTAACGAGATGCACAGCTTGACAGTATTTCCGAAATCAGGAAGTGTGCAACAAATATCATATATTTTGAAGCAATACTTTGGTTTTAATAAAGAGCAGATAAATAAAATAGTGCAGTTAAATTCAAGATGGGTAATGATCAATAAACATTATCCGATGTACGTTACATACGAACATGGTATATACTTAGTCTAAACTAGATATATACAATGCTTAGTAAACTAAAAGACACTCCCCTATCTAATTTTGACATCATGTCGAAACTAAATAATAAATGTAACATCGTACTCTATCCGGATATTCATAATTATAGAACAGTAGACGAGCTATTTGGTGGGTTTGACGGTTGTGTAATATTGTTCGAATCTCAGCCAAAATATGGGCATTGGGTTTGTATTACCAAACACGGCAACTCGGTAGAATTTTTCAACTCATATGGTGGCTATCCGGACGATAGTCTCAAAAAGATAGATAAGCAGTTCGCCAAAGAATCAAAACAAGACTATCCCTACTTAACTAAATTGCTATTAAATTCTCGCTATGATCTATTCTATAACGAATTTCCCTTCCAAAAAAAATGCAGTAAGATAAAAACATGTGGAAGACATTGTATTGTGAGAATACTGGAGAAACACTTAGACATATATGATTACAAAGACAAGCTAGACAAACTATGTCAGGAGTATGACTGTGACTATGACGATATTGTGACCATACTAACTACATAAAAAAAATATGGCTATAATGTATAACATGTCAATAGCAAACTTACAAAATAATAAATATGCACTTAACGGCAATACTCTATATTGCGATACTCTCAATGCTACCAATATTGAGTCAGATAATTTCGACATTAGCAATGTTACAATATCGCCAGACCCGCCGACTAATAATAGTCTTACGAAAATACTTGCCCTTAATAGTTCTGGGTTGCTGTCTATTAGAGATTCTTCTACAATATCCCCCGGAATAGCCACACCAGTAGTTGCCAATAACGTCGCCAAATTTAATAACACTTCTGGTTTATTAGGAGACAGTGGAATAAGTTCTAGTGATATTTGCCAACTAAGTGGAACACAAACTATAACTGGCTCCAAAACATTCAGAAATACTGTCTCGATCGGAAACCCATCAATAGTACCATTTACAGCTGGAACTGTTTCTCTTTTTCTTACAACTGGAACTACTACAACTATCTCAGCCGGTACTTCTTCTGTAGTTCCATTGGTAGTAACAACTCCAAATGCCAGTACGATAAGATTCCCAGATCTTGGTGGCTCGAATGATGTACTGATTTGCAGAAATACAAACGATACTTTAACTAATAAAACGATAGACAATCTGAACTGTATTGGATCCGTTGCTACTTTAGCATCTGGGGGTATCAGAATAAACTACGTTGGTCTTAACACTAATGGAGCTGTTACCATTGATTTATTAACTATACCAATACCAATTGGGAGATCTGCAACAGTAACTTGTAGTATTAGTGGGCTTTGCACGGCTGGACCTGATCAAGGTAAAGTTGTGATATATGACTCTACATTTGGAGCTAAAAATGTCGCCGGTATTGTAACTGCTTACACCGTCACAAATAATTCACAGAGAGATGGTGCTTTTGGGGGAGCTGTACTAACAGCAGTTGCCGTTTCCCCTAATCTTGTAATTAGAGCTACTGGTATTGCTAGTGATGTAATATTTTGGGCCGGAGGTATAACATCTAATATATAAAGAAAAATATCTATGTTAGCTATATAAACAA